ATGAAAAATCTAAGAAAAGCAGAGCAGAAAAGAATTAACAGTTACTTTGAATCAATTACCGGTATGATACCTATTATGGGTGTAGAGGATGAAGCAAATATAGCGTTTTTGGATAAAGCTACATTAAAGTTTCAACAAGTCATAGACGAACTAAAAAAAGAAATGCCTAACTAGTTCGATTTGTTCGGTTAAATTTTGCGGTAAAGCCGTATACAACTAAGGGGAAATTATATTTATATTTGAAACTCAGATTACCCCTAGAACTGTCAAGACATATTTTTTATTCGTACATTTAGATTTTAATCTTAAATGTACATACCAATGAAAAATTTTCTATTACTAGCAGTGTTCGCATTTTTATTTATTGCATGTGAAAAAACAGATCTTTATGATGAATCAGGAGAAGAAATTGAATTATTCCAAACAGAGAAAGGAGATGTTATCCGACCAGGGGATGATCCAGAAGAAGAAACCACTTCAACAAGTGCTCAAAATGATTCTGCATGGTTCGGACAATCAAAAGAATTCACAAATAAAATCTATAATTGCTAGTATAGTAGTAGTATTTTCTGCGCTAGTGATTTTTATTGACAAAATAACCGACTTCGGTATTACCAATTCTTATGGGTACCGTAATGTTGGAACATTCATTTGGATGGTTGGCCAATCGTTGTCACCCATCCTTTTATGTTTAGGCTTCTTACTAAAGCCATATCGTTTTTCCTACGCATTCCCTATATACGTTTTCTTTATACAACTGTATTGGGTTTTTGACCACACAATGAAAGCAGACGATCCACTGTTACACTTCTACGCAGTAGGGTTCACTATAAGTATCTTCCTTATTGCTGCTATAATTTTATTCACGATACAATCCATCCGTACCGAAAACGAAATCTTATTGAAGAATATTCGTAAAGCTACCCGATTTATAGTTGTCGAAGTTCGCAAAAAGTGGGTGCCAACCGAAAAGAACAAAGAATATACCGAAGATTTAGTTCGGTTTAATGAATCTCTTGAAACCCTAGATTAAAATGAAAAATAGCAAACTCAACAGGCTAAAAGAAAGATCCAAGTTTTACGATGATGATGTTTTTGAAGAATTAGAAAACAGTATTATCGAAGATTTAGATCTGGAGATTGAAAAGGAAAATGAAAAAATAGCTTCCAAAATATCTGTGATTGAAAATAACATCTGCAGCAAGGAAGTTCTAAAAAATATAATTTTATCCAAATTCAATTATAATATTCAAATTAATCAGATATGAAAAGAAAATTACTCTTATTATTATTTTTTATTGGAGCTAGTATTCAGGCCCAAGAAAAAGTTAATGAACTAAGAATTACTCCGGAGGGATTTAACGGTTTCTTAGTTAAACAATTTGAAGGTAAAACAGCGGAAGAATTATATCAAGCTGTTACAAAGTGGAGTGAATATAACATAAACAATGCGTCAGTGTCTAATCAATCTAATATTGAAAACGAATACTTATCGTACAATGTTATGTATAAATCTGGATTGTTTATAAGAAGTGGGTTGGCAAAACTAGTATGGGATCCAATGTTTAAAGTGGAATTTAGATTTAAAGATGGTAAGGTTAGATATGACATAAAAATCATATCTATGAATATGCATCCTAATTATGGAGGTAAATACCCTCAAGCAATGATATTTAGAGGGGGTATGTTGGCGTACTCATTTTTCAATAAGAAAGGCAAACCTAAAGCAAATACGGAGCAAGCAAGAAATCAAATAGAAGATATTGCCAATAGTATTATTGGAAGTGTAAGTGATCATATTAACGGAGAATCAGAAAACACAAAATCTGATTGGTAAACGCTCACAGTTATTAAAAATACAAACCACCTCTAACCGGGTGGTTTTTTTATTTCTTCATGGCGCTCTTTAGGCCATTCTCAATAATTTCGTCCAAAGAAACATTTAAAATCTTACCTATTTCATCATACATTTTATGTTTAAATGTATCAATCTCTTTCAACTGATCCCAATTATTTACGCAGTCTAAAGCAAGTTTGCGAATAGAATCATCGGATTTTGATAAATTTAAAGAATCACTATGGCCAACTATTGCATTAAAATCATCAACAAAATCAAACTTTTTTGCAATATCCTTCAAAAAACTGATCTTTAGGGTTTTATTTGCTAATGCCTTTTTAACTCCCTCTGGCGAATAACCAACAACATTACCTAACTTACTGTAGGATATGCGATTAGAAACTTTTTTATCCTCTATTAATTCGTGTAGTTTATTAATTTTCAGCTGGTCCATAGTAAAATTATGAAGGTTATTTATACTAATTACAAATAACAACTATAGTTGGTAAAAGTTGTAATTAGTTGACAAAAGTACGTATATTTGTAATGTAATCATACATCATACAAAAGCAAATATAATGAAAAGCACTATACACTCTATCAGAACAACATTAAAAAATGAATCTGTAATCTCTACAGAACATGATGGAAGCTTTGACTTAAAAGCAGTTTCAAATTTAGTTCAAGTATTTGCCGAGGGTGTTAATTACAAAGAGGATTACAAATTAGAAATATGGTTCGATGGTGAATTATATATCCCAACTGAAAGCCAAAGAGAAGAATTTGAAACGATCATATATTATCAAGTAAAGGAAAAGATCGACAACGATACCTCTCAGCCTTTTACAACTTCAGAATTAGTAAATCAAGTCAACTTAATACACTCATAACATGCAATTATTAGCAAAAAACTTTAGCGGACAATTAGAATGCGGTTCAAAGTATCGCATCGTAGAAATCATTAAAGGCAACAGTATTGTACTTGTCTTAAAGGTTTACAATGAGATACTAGAATCTTACCACTATACCGATTTGGTTGCAAAGAGTTTTGATGATGATAATTTCAAAGAAATGATTTTGGAGTGTTTAAAAGAAGCACAGGAAAAATGGAAAATACAATTAATAAAGTCACAACTAACAAAGGTAGCATGAGCAATTTAAACGATGTAATCCAGATAAAATACGACGGTTTACCACAAGGAACAAAAACCAAGTTTATCAAAAGGATTAGTGAGGATTTAGAGTTGGGAGCTAGATACATTTTGAACACATGGTTCACCACTTTCAAAACAGTTCCTATAAAGCACCAAACCTATGTTGATCAAGAAATTGACAAGTATATCAAAGAATTAAACCAAGAAGAAAAAATATGAATTCACTTAATCTATCAGCGCAATCATTCTGTAAAGAAATAGGATTAACCTATCACAACGATATTTTAAAAGAGTTGGTAAAGTATGGTTTAGTAAGCTTTTTTAAAGTGGGCCGCAAAAGGTTTTACAAAACTGCAGATGCACAAAAAATTAGTGATATGCTGCACGAACGTAAAATAGCTATTGAGCCAACAGATGGCAGATACTACATTAAATTTTTAAGTAATGACTAGTATGGAATTCTCAACACACTTTTATGCGGTTATGATCATTTATGCGGTTGTTTTTATCGTGTTTATCCCCATAGGAATCAATGTATACAAAGGAAGAAAAGAACGCAAAAAGGACAAATGAACAATCAGGATCGACAATTATTTATCGCAGCTCTTTTAACTGCACTAGCTATGATAACCTTCATAGCCGGGATAATACTTGTTAATCAATTAATACGCTTCTCATGAAAAAACTACTACTCATAAAACTAGGACTAAAAACAGACACCGAACCAAAGCATATAAGCCCCAAAGGGCCTGCAAGGATTAACGGACGTTGGACGTTCAGCGGAAAAACATTTGATCAGATGTTTGATTTTGAAAAATTAAAAGTATCGGATCATATAATAGATATAAAAAAATCCCTGCACTAGAATACAGGGATTAATCAAAGAATCAAATTTAATTCTCAAATAATTAGAAATACAAAGTTATGAAAAATTCAGCTACAAAAACAACTTTAGATTTGGCCCTACTGGATCCAAACAAATTACCAGAGCTACAAGGGTGGAAGGACAAGCAAAAAAAGATTGTAAAGGAAAATCCTTTTATCACTATCGAGGATAATAAAACCTACGAAGAAGGAAAAAAAAGACGTACCGCATTAGTTTCTGCCCGTACTAGTATTCAAAATCAAGACAAAGAAATTGCAAAAAAAATTAAGCAGTTTAGATCTAATTGTATAGAGGTATCAAACAAGCTTATTGCAATCACTCTACCACACGAAGAAAAGCAGCAGGAAGAAGTAAGACGTTATGAAGCTGAAAAGGAAGCAGAGCGAGCAGAAAAAGCCCGTATTGAGCAAGTGCGCAAAGAATCCTTACAAAAGGAAATTAACGACTTCTACGACTTCCATAAGAACGCTATTATTAACATGACGTTTGAGACTATAGAAAAAGTTCATGCTTCATTTTTAGAAGATGCAGAAACAAAACAGGAAACCGATTTTGAAGAATTTGAACTGGATCTTATCGAAAAAATAAATCTTCTTAATTCTCAACACGCTGACCGTTCAAAATTCCTGACCGAAAAAGAGGATCAGCGAAAAGAAGATGAACGCCTTGAAGCTGAAAAGGAAAAACTTAGAATCGAACGTGAAAAGTTTGAAGCTGAACAAAAGGCTAAGAATGAAGCTGCTGAAAAAAAGCAAAAAGAACAACAGGCGAAACTTGATGCAGAAAACGCAAAACTAGAAGCCGAAAAGAAAAAGTTAGCAGATGAAAAACGCGCTCAGGAAGAAGCTAAACAAAAGGCTCAGGAAGAAGCCGAAAGAAAAGCGAAGGAAGATGAAGCCAGAAAAAGAGCCGAAGCCTTAAAGCCGGACAAAGAAAAGTTAGTTCGCTTTATAAACTCACTTCAGTTTGCTGAACAACCGCCAAAACTTGACAATGAATCTTCGGTTGAATTCTTAAAAGAGCTTATCAATGATATTGATCTATTGAAAGATAGAGCCAACGAAGAAGCATCAAAAATTTAATTAATCAAATCTTAAATAATTAGAACAAATGAGTAACGAATTAGAAAAAGCAGCAGGAACAGAGGTAACATTTTACATTCCGGACACAGAGAGTTTGGGAAGTCTTAAAGACATGGAACCAAAATTTAACCTAAACCTTAAATACAAAACTGCGGACGATTGGGCAGCGGTTAAAGGGAAGCCGTTAAGAGTCTTTTACATGGGTTTAAAAGATATACCAAACGAGACGGGCGAAATTGTAAAATGCGGATGCTTTGTAAGCGAAAAAGAATGTTTCATTTCCGGGCAAATGACCCTTGTAGAAGCCGTTAAGAATCTGCCTTTAAAAACGCCTTTGCAGCTTACCTACCAAGGTAAGAAAGCGAATAAAAGTAGTGATGGTAGCACTATGATTTTTGATGTTGAAAAATTAGGATAGATGTTCGATTTACAAGACATAACAAAAGAAATGGAAAACGAGGTTCAGGGATTAGATTTTAATTCCCTGAATGCTCTACCCAGTAAGCACGATCTATGGTTAGAATCCAAACGAGGTGTTTTTTCTGCCAGTGAGTTTCACCGCCTTATGGGTTATGAAGATAAACCAGATTTTCCAAAAGGCGCGGAAACCTACGCAATGGAAAAGGCAATTGAAACCCTAACCATAAAAGAGGAAGGTTATACCAACGATATCATGCAACGCGGTAATGAATTAGAGATTGATGCAATGCATGAGTTTATGAGAATTACAGGTTTAGAAGTTACCAAATTCGGAGCGGACCAAGAATTTTTAACTATTGGTAAACACGTAGGATGCACCCCCGATGGAATTATTAAAGGTCTGGCCGGTGTAGAAGGTAAAGCACCAAACAGTAAAACACATTTTAATTATCTAACAACCATCAAAAACCAGAACGATCTTAAAAAGGTTTGCAAAGATTACTACTGGCAATGTCAGGGGGGTATGTATGTCGCTAATCTACCTTTATGGTACTTTTTTTCCTATGATCCCAGGTTTAAAAATCCTGCTCACCAAATGCACATTATAAAAGTGCATCGTAATGATGAAGATATTGAAAAACTGAAACCAAGACTAAAAACGGCTATCAGTGTAAAACTTGATTATATCAAAAAATTAAATGGCTAGACTAGATAAAAAACGACAAGAAAATTTAGAGCCTAAAAGGTTAACTAAAGCTATCAACGAAATAGAAAATCTGGGTTATGTTATTGAAGCAAAATGTGAAAATCATATTCAATTTTTATACAAAGGCTGTACCGTTACTTATTTTCCTTATTCGGGTTGGGCTAGTGGTAGAAGTATAAATGATGGGAGAGGATTAAAAAACCTTCTAAAACAATTAGAAAACAAAAATGCCTAAGAATCCACGTAAAATAGAAGTTGAAACTTCAGTACTAAACGGAAAGCTCATAAAGAATAGAGATTTCATAATTGAAGGTATAGAAGCCTTTGAGGGTAAGGATATCACTTTGATTTTACAAAGGATTTTTAAGAAGCGCAGCAACCGGCAAAACAATTATTATTTCGGTGTAATCGTGGAGCATTGGAAAAATTTACTTCGCGAGGAATGGGGAGAGATTTTGAGCCCAGATGAAGTACATGAGTTTCTAAAAGTCAATTTAAGTTATGAAGATTTGGCAGATGAAGAAACGGGTGAAATAATGTTGAACCCCATAACAGGGAACCCCATCCGTAAAACTAAATCTACAACCAAAAACAGCACGTGGACACAAGAAGAATATCACAAGGCTTGCAGGGATCTTGCTTGGAATATGTTTGAATATCAAATTCCATTACCAGATCCAGAAAAGAGAGTAAAATTTTAATCAAACAACTATGAATTCAGAAACCAAAACAAAAGCAGAATTAAGAGAAGAAAGATTACAATCTTTTATTCCGGAATCACGCAGAGATCGTAGAAGGAAGAAGAACAGACTTTTCAATAACAAAAAAGGAATACAATTAGTAGTTGCACGATACGGTAACAATTTTGCAAAATACCGAAAGGAAATTCAATATATCGACGGAAAACAAATTGTTCATTCAATACCAGTAGAAACAAAACGATAATGGCAAATACATACGCTTGCAGTGACGGCACCAGAGTAGATCAAAAAACTATTGATTATCGGATAAAAAAGGCAAAAGCCCAAAAGAAGATTGAGTTCATAGATGAACACGGGTATTTATTCTGCGAGGACTGCGAGCGTAATGATTGCAAACCGATTGATGCAAGCCATGAAGTAAGTGTTTACGAAGCTAAGAAAACCGGAAGAACTGAACTTTGTTGGAGTGTAGAGAATCTAAGGTATAGAGGAAGGCCATGCCACCAGAGATATGATAAACTAGACGTTCAATTTAATCCAAACAGAGTATGAACCCACGAGTAAAAGCATTATTAAAGCAAGTTAATTCTGGTAAGATGGAAACTGATAAGGTGAGAATATTACACCATATAAAGAAGCATCCTTACACAACCTTACCAGAGATCGAAAGAAAACTAAATATGAAGCATCAAACCGCTTCAGCTAGAACTAGCGATTTACAAGATTTAGGTTTAATTGAAGAAAGTGGAGAAGTTAAAAAAGGGAATAGTACTCATTCATATTACAAATTTCAACCGGACCCAAACAAGCAAGCAAAGAACGCCTTTGAGCGTAAGAAAATAAAGTTTTCCCAGTGGAGGAAAAAAGGATTATCCCAATTCAAAGATTTAATTAATAATGACCTTATAAAAGAATTAGAAGTATGTACAAAGTAGATGATTACCGACCGGATGAAATTGAATTTACAGTTGAATCGAACCAAGTTCCCAAAGTATTAGGAGAATTTGAAAGTGATGAAGATGCGCGCGTATTTATGGCTCAAAATTTATTGTCGCTTCAAACCAATTTAAATGCAAAGCGTTTCATGGACCATCGAGAAATTGAAGGACTGCGGGACGAATACGGCAACGAGCTAGAAAATGAGCTTCCAAAATTGAAAGAAAATCATTTAAAGAAAGCTAATGAAGCGGAAGAAGCTAAGAAGCTAGAAAAGGAAGCTAAAGAAATGGTTAATGCTTCTAGGAATAAAATAGAACAATTAGCGATTGAAGTAAACGATCGAACCACAGACATTGAACTTGACAGTGAAAACACTTGGCAGGTGGTTTACAATTCAAAGTTGTATTACTACACGTTTATTGACGGCAAAATTCAGTTGGCCCATGTACAGGATATTCCATCCTATCAGGAAAATGATTTGATAAGCAGCAGCCAGAAGAATGAAAAGTTTTTCGAAAACCTCAACAAGCAAGAAAAGGCAGTTAATGAGTAGAATGCGACACATACGCGGACGACCTTCAAACTATCGTAAATCACTCCAGAACAATAAGTATTGGAACACGGTAAAGAGAAAAGTCCGCATACGTGACAATTTCAAATGTTTGGTATGTGGTTGTAAGATTCGATTGGAAGTGCATCACATAACCTACTACGTTAACGGAAAGAGCATTTTAAACAAAGAACTTGAATTTTTGGTATGGATGGTCACATTGTGCGAAAAGGATCATGATAAGGCACATAAACAATTTGATCATCCTTTTAACCCAAATAACCCTAAAAAATTAAATGCAGATGAATACAAAAGAAGAAAAAATATTAATAGAGCCGATGAAGATGGAGCTTAATGCATGGTGTATTTATCGGGAAAATGGAATTGAAGTAAAATTAAAAATGATAGGTAACGAACTGTTTTTTCAAAGACCGTTAAGGCTGCTTGAAAAGAAGTATTTGAGAGAAAATATAATGAAGAAAAACCAAAGGTTTAGTCAATCATAAATTAGCAATATGAGCAAAAGATTTATAGACATATCAATATTGCCTAAAGCTTGGCGCAAGCTTGAACCAAGCTTAAAAATAACTTGGTTTTACTTATGGAATCATTGCGATGCTGCCGGTGTTTGGGAAATAGATCGCGATTTATTTGAGTTTGAAAATGGCTTTGAAATTGATTTGGATTTATTAAAAAAGCATCTTCCTGAAGAATTTGAAGTTTCCGGAAACCTTTTATTAATGAAAAATTTTATCTCAATTAATTACACTCAACTAAAAGAAAATTACAACCCCCATAAACCAACTTACAGGGCAATTAATAGACACAACCTAAAATTAAATTCAAGTTTGAACCAAGCTTGCTTTAAGCTTGAAGAAGAAGATGAAGATGAAGAAGAAGAAGAAGGTAAAGATGAAGATGAAAAAAAAAGCGCAAAAGAAAAATCTTTAATGCAGTACACAAATCAAAATGAAATTGACCAGTGTTTAAAAAAATGCGTTGAATTTTTCCCTGAGCATTTAAGGCCCGGTGATAAACAAAAAAAATCATGGGTTGATACGATTGAAAAATTAAACCGAATTGAAAAAATTCCTTTTGATAAAATTATTGAAATCGTCAAGAAAACCAGAGCGGACGATTTTTGGTCCAAGAATTTTTTAAGTCTGGTTAAGCTTAGGAAAAAAAATAAAGAAGGTTTGATGTATGTGGTTGTATTCAATGAAAATATTAAATCAAAACCAACTAACAAAGGTTTTGAAGCTGATCAGGATTACATGCAGACAGTACACGATAGTGAAATAGCAAAAAGTTGGAACACATGAAACTAATCGAAAAAGAAAACACCGGAATTGATTTAGTTGAAAAAATAATGTCAAAGCAAATTTCAATTCCTAAAATGGAAATGAGTTTAACCATGCAAGATGTATTTGAAAAGCCTTTGATTCGATCAGTTTTTAAGGGTGAAAATTCTCAACTAGGTTTTACTTTCATTAACGGAATGGTCAAACGTTTTACTGATAGTTTTGGTTTTAGCTCTAAACTTTCACCCTCACAAATTGAAATGCTAACGGTTGACACCTTAGAAAAATGTGCTTATGAAAGTCTTGAAGATGTCATTCTGTTTTTTAAAATGGCTAGATCTGGAAGTTTTGGAACAACAACAAGGGGTTTAGATTCAAATTTAATTTTTGGTACATGGTTTCCTAAATATTTAGAATTAAAAGCCGATTACCGAGAACAGTCCTACCAGAACGAAAAAAGCAAACTAAACTCTATTTCTGTCACCTACGAAGATGTACAGATAACCTACAAAAAGAATACTGAGAAAAAAAAGCTTGAAAAAATAAAACGCCACATTGATGGCATTACCAAAAATATGGACCGTCAAATGTTGGAAGATACTATAACCGATTGGCAAAAGGACCCGATTAAAAAGCCATACGTTCGATTGCTTAAAGCTAAAAGAAAATCTATCAAGTAAACCAAATAAAAGTGCGTGAAGGTATTCACGGGAAATTAATATTTATAAATGATTAGACACGCAACTTTTTTTTCCGGTATAGGTGGTCCAGAGATCGCAGCAGAATGGATGGGATGGAAGAATCTAATGCATTGTGAGATTAATCCATTTGGAAGGAAAATTTTAGAATACTACTGGCCAAAAGCAAAGAGTTATGAAGATATTACCAAAACAGATTTCACTATTCACCGAGGAAAAATTGACGTCCTCACCGGGGGATTCCCATGCCAACCATTCAGCACGGCAGGAAAAAGAGAAGGAACAGAAGATAACCGCCACCTCTGGCCGGAAATGCTTAGAGGAATTAGAGAGATTCAACCGCGTTGGGTTGTGGGAGAAAACGTTTATGGCCTTATTAATTGGTCAAAAGGATTGGTATTCGAGCAAATCCAGATTGATTTGGAAAATGAAGGCTACCAAGTCATTCCGGTTACACTTCCAGCTGCAAGCGTCGACGCGCCACATAAAAGAGAAAGGATATTCTTTATTGCCTACGCCGGTAAGCAGCGATGCGACCACGGGTGCGATAATTGGGAAGAACGATGTTTTCAAAATGACATCAAACGGAACTCCCAGAAAGATAAATCAGAACGGAAACAGTTTCAGTCTAGGACTTGTAAGATTGGGGAAGATAGGAATGTTACCAACACCAACAACGAGGGATTACAGATCGCCAGATTTAAATCCGGAAAGCAAAAGGAGAATGAAGAACTGCGAACTAAACAGTGTAGTAATAAATCATTTACTCCCAACCCCAAGAGCGAGAGCAGCCGGGGGGAATTGCAGCAACAACAGGAAAAAAGGAAATTTAGAGGACAAGATTGCGGAGCTTATTCCAACACCACAAGCATCAGAGGGAACCAAAGTAACTGGAAAAGAGAATCAAGATTCCTTAACGAAAAGGGCCAGGTCATTAACTGGGAAAACTTCCCAACTCAATCCCCGATTTGTGGCAGAGATGATGGGCTTCCCAGTGGATTGGACGGAATTACCTTTTCTAAATGGAGAAACCAAAGTATCCAAGCCTACGGAAACGCAATAGTACCACAAGTAATCTACCAGATATACCAGGTAATTGATCAGATGATAAAAGAGTTTAATTATTAAAATACAACCATGCTAAAAGAACACCAACAAAGAGCCAAAGAATTATTAAAGGGGAAAGACTTCAAAATTGTTCCAACATTTACAGTTGACGGAAAGCGTTTAACTGATGAAATTTGGATTAAGGAGCTAACACCAGAGTTAGAGAAACTTGGCTACTACATAGTAGATAGTTATAAAGAAGGTGATTATTACAGACTATTCTCACCAGTTCAACCACACACCCCCGGTGATTGCTATGGGGTAATTAAAAGAAGTTTAGAGTTATGAGAGATATAAAGTTTAGATACAGACTAAGGTTAATTTCTGATGATTGGGGGCTGTACAAAGGAGGTGATATAGGTACGTTTTATATGACTTTAAATTGCGATAAAAACGGAATTTCAAGATTCGGAATAGATGAACGTTGGGAGATTATATCTTGTGAAGAATACACTGGACTAAAAGACAAGAACGGAAAGGAGATATATGAAGGGGATACTTTAATGGGTTGGGTAGAAACTGATGAAGGATTTCTTAAAGGTGATTTTCCAGTTTTTTGGAACGAAAAAACAGGGAGTTGGCAATTAGATAACAGCTACTATAGCAATAGAGCTTCATCAATTCATTTATGGGAAGGACTAAGTAAACATAACCTTGAAATTACAGGAAACATTCACGACAACCCACCACTAACAAACAATTAAACGATAATAAAGTTATGAAGATAGAAACAAAATTAAACATAGGTGATAAGTGTCACTTTATGTCATTAGACAAACCAAGAGAGTCAAAGGTTAAGGAGATTGTAATTAATGTTGAAAAGGGTTGTGTCAGTACAGTGTATGTTATAGATAAGAACCCTTCGGGATCACATAATTGCACTAGATTCTATGATAGCGAAATTTTCGCAACCAAAGAAGAACTGATTAAAAGCGTTTTTTCAACAAACAAAAATTGAATTATGACTAAAGAAGAAGAATGTAAAGAGTGTAAAGGCTGGCAGTTAATTATTTACAGTTATAGCAGGGGTGCGGAATATTGTAAAACATGTAAGGGCTCAGGTTTAGCTAATAGCACAAAAGTTTAACCACCCCTACAGGGGATAATAGATAATAAGATGAAACATATATCACAAAATCATGAATTCACTATAATAAGTGGAGATAAACCATTAGCTAAGGCAAAAGAAGGTGAAATTATAGAGCACCGGAAAAGAGTAAATCAAATTTTCTTCTACCAACAAATTGGGGATATAAATAAACCAGATTACGAAGCTAAATTCATTAAGGTTTATTTAAGTAGAAACGAAGTAGAAAAACTATTCAATCAAATTAAAGAGATTGAATCAAAGACTTTTAAGAAGGAGTATTTAGCGGATTTACCTTTTTAACCACCTAACTATAATTATTAAATAGAAATGAAAAGCATATTTAAAAAATACATAAGAAAGCAGATAGCAGAACTTAGACCTGTTACTAAAGAAGACAGAGAGAATTTTGAGGGTAACGGTAATCTTAAATTTATATCTGATTTAGGCTGGTACACAGTGTCTATTTCGGAGCAAGATATTAAAAACGGATCTCCTAAAATTGGGGATATGATAGCGAGAAACCCTAAAAACTATCTTGATCAATGGTTAGTTGCTGAAAAATACTTTAAAGATAATTTTGAAATTTTTTCAAATAACTAAGAGATGGAAGAACAAAACACACTTCACTTAACTTTAAAGAAAAGAGCTTTTGAAGTAATGGTATCAGGTGAAAAATCAACCGAGTACAGGACACCAAGTTCATGGATAAAATCAAGATTGATAGATAAGGAAGGTAATCCTAAAAAGTACGATAACGTAAAATTTGTAAATGGTTACGGGCATGATAAACCTTTATTTTTAGCAGATTACAAAGGTTTTGAAATATCCAACTGTAACCAAACAATTAAGTTTTCCAATGGTCTAACGGTTATTGTCAAGAAAGGGGATTACATAATCAGATTAGGAAGCGTATTCTATAAAGGAAACCAACACTAAAAACACATTACAATGAACATACAAAGATTAATCACAAAATGGGAAGGTGAATGCAAGAATTTGGAAGTCTTAAATAATAAAGAAATTAGACACATAGAATCAGTTAAAATTAATGCTAAATTGTTGCTAATAAAGCACTTTATTAAAGACTTAAGAGAATCCGAAAAGAACCTTCACGCTATAAACGTAAAAGCACCGGAGATAGTTAAAGAGATGAACAAGGAAAAATTATGCCTTTGTGGACAAAATCAATTACCTCAATACAGCCCGTGCTGTTCTTTAAGATGTTGGCATATTCAATTTGATTAACCATTTATCACTTACCCCTGATATTTGATAGTAAGATTATTTAAATTTTGAAAAAAAAAACTGTTATACATATTGAGAAAAAATAAAAAACTTATTTTCTTAAATATTAACTTTTTTATTTCGTTTAAAATTCGGTTGTTCGATTTAACCTGAGGTACAAATCTAATAGGATTAAGAATGTATATACCCCAAGAAGATATAAATAATTTAATCTGGACTTTTTAAAACTTTGCCTTACAAATGTTAGATCTTGTCCATACAATTTATACAAAACACGAATAGGTAAATACGTTTTATTAAAAAAAAGACTTATGATAATCATAAGCACGAATAAGAAAATCATCACTGTTATCGCTGACATAATATTACTAACTATTTCAACTTTTTTATTTATTTTAAATTCATTGAATGTGGTTTCTAAAATCTTGCCTTCTATTTTGGGTATTATGTAAGATTCTCCTAAATATAGCATTTGAAATTTAACACCATCTTTAGGATCAGAGTACTTCCATTTAACCCCAACTACAGAATCTGAAACTCTTGTTAATTGAAATTTTGACACCTCAGGTTCAATAGTTTTTAAAATTTTTAAATCTAAAATTTTATCTATCCCACTGAATAAAACTTCTAAATCTTTCCTCACGTCTGTTGGAGGAATAGGCTGGTTACCAGTATTCCATATTGAAAATGTAGTCAAGTATACACTCTCCTCTATTTTTAATGAATCATTTTGTAATAATGAAAAACTATTGGTTTCTGTAATTAACTCCTTGTCAAATACTTTGTAAGATTCAGGTAAAATATAGTATGATAATTCTTTAGTTTCCTTGTTACTATAGTGTAAATAAAAAGCAATTAAAATACCTATTACCCCAATAATAACCCCTGCTAAATTTGTTAATCTATTCATGTATCCAATTATTTTTGAGAGCTTTTATTATAATATTTTTTATTATTTAAATTTCCTTTATTTTAGAATATTGAAATGTTGTTGTTAACTGAGAACATATCCTTTGAACCGAGAGAAGTTATTAGTAATTTTCAATCTTCCAATCAGAACGTTTACTCTCTATTAGTCTTACATCATCCTCGGTGGGAGGATTGCTCATGCCAAGATGTTGGCCCCTAAGCATTTCATTTGCCAAGGTGTTTATACTTACAGAAGCCAACACCCCATCAACCCCATATGATGTAATGGATTGTTTATGTGCCACCAATATTTTTTTATTTAAAAGCCCAGAAACTGTAGGGTTATTAATTGGTAATTCAAGTGAATTCCGTTTGGTCACACGAAATTCACATAACACTAATTGTTCAAATCGATCAAGTGAACATAATATTTTTAAAATCCTTCTTTTTTGATTTTTATTTAAAATCATTTCTCTAATTTTTTTTACGCCCCAGCTAAATAAACTAACTATTATAAGTGCAGTGGACGTAAAAAATGAGAAACCTACAATCCATCCAAGTTTTGCTAATACTGCATCGCGGAACGAAACTTCATTAAAAAATTTGACGTCTACAAACAGATAAAATCCAGAAATTAATGATACTAAAACAAAGAACTTTGTAGGAACTTTAGATAAGTCAAAAATGGCTTTAAAGTATTGATCAATTTTCATTTTTTGAAACGGTATATAGGTTATCGTGATTGTAATATTCTTTCTTTCTATTAACTTAATACTACAAATCTAACAGATTTTTCCTAACTAAAATAGAATTAGGTATTTGGCTACAATCCTAACAGATCATATCTTTATCAGTTCATTATTAATCAAATCCCGAAACCCGCCACCTACCACGATCATAGTAATACCTAACACCCTGATACTCGAAGTTCTTATAGCGTCTAATTAATCCGGATAGATTCCTTTGTACAATCCCAACAGCTATGCGGCCGGAGAATTTTTTATTCGGTGCTTTAAAGGAGTAAAGCCCATATTTTAATTGCGCCCAGGACTTACCGGCGTCCGTAACTCGCAGAGTATGATCAATTGTATAGCAACGCATAATAAGCTCTTCTATCAGCTTAGGTGTTATTGTAGATGGATCTAATTTCATGGCCTGCAAATATAATTCAGATTACTGAAACCCGTAAGGAAATACAAAACAGGTAAGTTAAATTATAAAACACAGATTTCTCATTCTTTTGTAACCGTCTTAGTTTAAACATGGCTAAGGCGGTTTTTTTGTTGACAAAAGTTGTGTTTTGTTGATAAACTACTTTCATATTAAAACACTTAAGCCTTATTTATGTTTAAATTTGTAAGCATACGACGTAAAAACCACGAAAATTGTCAGGAGGTAAGGGAAAAATAGGTCCTAAAGATGGTAAGCTTTTCAGTAAGGACAATCAACCTACTGGAGAAGCTAAAAGCTTAGGAAAAAAAAAGAAAGCTTTGATAAAGGATATATGCGCGCAGATAATTACAGGCGATGCAAAAGAATCTTTTCAAGGGGTGGCCGATTATTTAGGTTTAAGTATTGAAGAAATCGACTTTGAAACGGCCATGCATTTAAAGCAGCTTGAAAAGGCAATCAAAAAGGGTGACACTACAGCGTATAATGCTATCATGGATCGTACTAAGGGTAAACCGGTACAGGCGATTCAAATGGAAGATATGAATATCAAACCTATTATAACAAAACGTGTAAAGTGATCGAGCTATATCCACATCAAGATGATTTTTTATATAGTAATGCTATACATACGGGGCTAGTAGGTGGTTTTGGTTGTGGTAAATCTTTCATCGGCACATTAAAGATAGTATCTAAAAAGATGGCATACCCCGGCATCAATGTAGCGTACTACCTTCCAACCTACAAATTGATAAAGGATATAGCATTTGATAATATATCTAAAACCTTAGAAGCTCAGAACATTAAATATGTTCTCAATCGTACAGATACCGAATTCTTAACCCCACTAGGAAAAATTATAATGCGTTCAATGGACCGCCCCGATAATATCGTAGGCTATGAGGTTGGTTATTCTTTGGTAGATGAAGCTGATATACCGCCAAAGGATAAAATGAATATTTCTTTCAAAAATATTGTTGCAAGAAACAGGGTTAATCTTCCTGATGGTGCAGCAAATTCTACCGATTTTGTAAGCACACCAGAGGGATTTAAATTTCTTTATGATTTCTTTATAAAGAAACCTTCAAAAAACAAAGTGCTTATCAACGGTAAGACTTCCGCTAACAAATCTTTACCAGATTCTTATATTGAAACATTACGCGAGAGCTACACCGAAGAACAATTAGCAGCCTATTTAAATGGTGAATTTGTTAACCTAACCGCAGGAACTGTCTACCATACGTTTGACCGAAAGCGTAACCATACAGATCGAGAAATTAAACCACGTGAGGTGCTTCATGTTGGAATGGATTTCAATATAACTAAAATGAGTGCGGTTATTCATGTGATCGAAAAAGGTAAAAAACACGCAGCTTCAGAAGTAACCGGAGCTTATGATACTGCTGATATGATCACGATATTAAAAGAGCGTTTTCCTAATCATAAAATAGTAGTCTATCCAGATGCTTCCGGTAATGCCAGAAACACCGCTGGACCTTCGGACATTGCATTATTAAAGAAAGCACGATTCACGGTAAGAGTAAAGAATACTAACCCATCAGTTAGGGATCGTATCACAACAGTTAATGCAGGATTCCTAAACGCCAAAGGGGAAACAGATTATTACGTGAACACTCATAATTGTCCAGAGTATACCGAAGCGTTAGAAAAATTAGCATACAAAAACGGTGTGCCAGATAAAGAAAGTGGATTCGATCACGTTACGGACGGTGGGGGATATTGCTACTACAACCTAAAAAAATCAACAACTACGCGAATAAATGTTTGATCTAAACCACATATCAGTAAAGGAGTTCTTTACACTTGAAGAAGATCAAGCGAAAGAATACATGAAGCTGCAAGAGATTATAAAGCCTTCTAACGAGTTTGGAAAATATAAAGCTAAGAAGCTAGGTGTTTTATCATTCGGTCAAGTAGCGAGTATTAAACGCAACGTATTGAACCCAAACTACGATAGTTTGATTGAAACTTTTCAACTTGTCTACGATGTGAAGGTTGACCAGATTCTCAATAGTGATATAGTCGATTTCTTACAGGCGTTTAACTACATACTTGAAAGCACCAAGAATCTAATCACCAAAGAAAATAAAGCGTTATCAAGTGATCCCGATTTTGATTTAGAAATGGCAGGTATAAACAGGCTAAGCGTATTCGGTGAACTATCTACACTTATTGCAATAGCTGAGAAATTTGGCAAAACACCGCAGGAGGTTGAAGAATGGCAATACAATTTTGTTTTGTCTCTTATGATTCATAATAAGATTTACAAAGAAATCGAGCAGAAGTATAACGAAATAAAGCAATCCAATGGGCGTAAAAGACAAGCTTGAAAGTGTCGCAATTAGTTACGGATGGAACTTTGTTCATGCTAGGCGTGATTATCAAAATCTGATTGATTCCACGCAATTTTTTGCTGATTCTATAGAAGGTTACGAAGTAGGGGAAACATTTTTGTTTTTGGATCCTATTGTAAGAAGTGGCGAAAGTGAAGGATTAAGGTATCAGGGTAATTTTATGGTCCTTACAAAATCCGATTTAGATGATACTTATGAAGGTAAACACGCTAAGTATGTAAAGCCTTTAATTGATATTGTCATGAATGAGATTAAGAATAAAATGCGTTGCGAGTTTCCAGAGATTACAACCTGGCGATCTATAGAAGTTATCAATGTATTTGACTTTAATGCAGATGGTTTAAGTGTTAGTTTTAATTTGAAAGGTTAATGAACGATTCAACTCAAATATTGAAATCAGAATTTGAATCTATTCAGCAGGATCTTATAAGACGACACGAAGAACTAGGAATGAAAGCAAGCGGTGATTGGATTGATTCATTAGAGGTTTCCGCAAAGGGAATGCGGGCCACAATATTTGGTTTGGATTATACTAATTACTTAGTGAACGGTAGAGAGCCCGGAAGGTTCCCACCAATAAAAAAGATTGAGCAGTGGATATATGATAAGAATATTAGTATTGAAGGTAAGATATCAATTAGCAGCTTAGCGTTCTTAATTGCTAGGAAAATAGCAAAGGAAGGAACCGAGTACTTTAAAAAAGGCGGTACCGATTTAGTTGAATCAGTTATTACCCCTGAACGTATTCAACGCATTATAGATAGAGTAACTGAATTTCATGTTAGTTCATTCACTAGTGAGATAAACGGACTATTAAAAAAAATGGCAGCGTAATGGCAATACAATTCTTTAAAGAACCAACAGGACCTGTTATACCCATGTATAATAATATGATCTATGAATTCTATAGTGATATAGGTGACGGGGTAAGAGCTACAGTGAAGATAAGCAGCTATACATTTGAAATATCCGGAAACAAAGGATTGTTTCATTTCAATGCTAAGGATGTTTTTAACGTTTTAATGAATAAGTTTGGTTTTAGAGATGATATTATTGTTGAGTTACCACAAAATTTTGTTCAGCCTGATTTCAATTTATGGAATAGTTATGATATAAATTTTAAAATATTTCAACTAAATGGCGCGAGTGATTCACTAGATAAACCCTGTGCAATTTCAAAAGCAGTTGTACAGCTATACGACCCTACATACGAAGAAGCCGAAAAAATTAGAATATATCTACCATCTAACGACACTTTAAAGCATGCCACTTTTTTCGAGGGATATCCCTTTGATGTGCCAGTTTATTCAAATATAGCAAGAACGGTAACAGTTACTAATAAAAAAACTTCTTCATCAATTTTAATTCAACTAGCTAAGGGGGTTAATCGGGTTTTTATTTCTAGTGGGCCAAATGAAAGTCAGGGTTTTGAAAGTCTTATGCCGCTTTATTTAGGGAAAAACGAACTAGAATTTTCATTTACTGAGGGGAGTGTTAGTGAGAAAGCTAATATTATTATTGATAAAAAGCCTGTTGACTGTGGTACATATCTCAAATGGTTTAATGCTTCGGGTGCATGGTCCTATTGGAAGTTTTCACCTGTCTATTCTAAAAAGGTGAATACTAAAATCTTAGATGAGATCAATAATGATTTTAGTAATGTAGACAAGACAGTTAGTCCAACTATTGTAACTGGAATACAGACTAAACCCGAAATGAGTTTAAATTCAGGTTATTTAAACGTAGATGAACAAAGATTAGTTAGCGACCTATTTACTTCACCTAAAGTTTTCATATACACAAATGAAATTCATCAAAAGTTCTTTGAAGAAGATTTTAAAGAAGTGCAAGTAAAACCAGGAAGTCGTGAAGTATTCAATTCTAAGTTAGAAACTAGAGAATTTCAGGTTGATATAATGCTAGCGGAACAATACCGACAAACGTATGCAGGTTGATATTTACATAAACGAGGAAAAGATGGATACGGATGTATCTACCACTATTGCTGAGACAAAGCAAATAAACGATTTTTTTGAAATAAAAGATCGTCAAACCTCGTATACAAATTCTTTCAATCTTCCTAAATCTGAAAGAAATATTGAAATACTTTCAGGAATGGGTTTGATCGGTAATACCTCTTTAGCGCCTTACCGGGTTCATAAGGTTTCCATCTATAGAAATGGAATTCAAACCGTTCATGATGGTATTGGTATTTTCAAAGATAGTGCAGAAGGTTTCAAAGTCCATGTTTACAATGAAAACATCGATCTATTTGATGTGATTGGTAATAAATCAATATCAGACCTAAAGCGCATACAGCAGTTGAGCCACACTTTAAACACTACAAACTGGATTAATTCTTTTGGCCGTAATGATTATATCTATGCAATAGCAGACTACGGAAAAACAGATGGTGAAACTATTGAAGTAGACTATCAAGTACCATCTTTGTTCGTCAAATACATTTGGGAAAGTATTTTTTTAGAAAGTGGATTCCATTTTAGGTATGTTGGCAGAGCAGGCCAGAGCGATTACAACCCTTTTAATAAAAAAGAGTGGAGTGAATTAGCTATTACCATTGATGAAGGGTTAGCTAAAAACGAAAACACTGCACCCAGAGTAAAGAAACTTGAAATAGGAATAGACAAAGTTAGTCAATACACTGGAGAGACAATTAACTTTTTAGGACAAACCATAGTAGTTCAAGAATTGATTGATGAGATAACGGAATATGTCCGATTCACCACCAAAGAAGATCCGGATAATATGCATTTATATTCTACGTCTGTACAGTATAACCGTTCAAGGATTAGAATTCAAGAAGAAGGGTATTATATTTTTAATTTACGAGGGCAATTTTCAAATTTAAATACCGAAAATGTTTCACTGTTTATAGAAAAAGACGGGCACGATCTATTTACAATTAAAGACGATTTTCCAGATCAAGGAAGCAATGTGAATTTTGAACAAAAGCTATTCCTTCAAAAAGGGGATGAACTATTTGTAAAGGTGATTAGTTTACCAGTAGACAATGAATCGTTTTACTCCTATAACCTAACGCTTACCATGTATTTAGATAACACGGTAGCTACAGTTAACTTTAGTTCTTTCCTAACCAAACTAAAGCAAAAAGATTTTATTAAAGATATTCTAAACTTTTACGGTTTAATGTTTAGGAGAAAGGGCAAAACGTATGAGCTAATAAGCTATGAAGAATTATTAGATCCTACTGCCGTATATCTCAATCAATACAAGATTAAGACAAGTGATGTACTAGAGGATTGGTCCAGTAAGTTTCACAAGGTTGTAGGTACTAGCTACCAAGTTGGTAATTACGCACAAAACAATTTATTTAAATACAGATACGATAATAGTGAAAACACCTTTGCAGATTCTCAAATAAAAATTGATGATCATACATTGGAAAATGAAAAGACTTTAATAGAAAGAGTTTACCGAGCACCGGAACGATCTTCTTTATTTGTCGCGTTCACAAATCTATTTAAGTGCAGCTTTTACCAAAAAGAGTTTGATGAAGATGGTAAACTTAAAACGGTTAAACCTCAAAAAGTAGAGCCCTATTTTTTCAGGGTTAAACGTGTTGCAGCATCTATAACTTATAAACTTTCCGATTCATCAGGATCAAACTTTTATGCGAATAGTAGTGTTCCCTTTATGGACTTTGAAGAACTTGACTTTAATAGCACGGTTGCAACAAAATACACCGCATTTTCAAACATGGTAAACTACGGGAAAAAACACAAAGCTTTACTTTATTTAAATGTGATCGATATACATAGGATGGACTTCTTTAAGCTTAAATATATCAAACAGCTAGGTGGGATATTCTACGTAAACAAAATACCAAATTTTACAGGAGAAGATAAAACAACGGTTGAGATAATAAGAGTTCGTAGTTATGAAAAACTAGGACAATTTAGCGACGATTTTAATGACGATTTTAATAATTAACAGACATGGCAAAGAGTAGAAGTAATGTAACAGAAGTTGTAAACAGTAATGTATATGACAACAATAACAAAGAGATTGCCGCTGCCAATGTCAAAGCGGTATTATACGAGTTAAGAGATTCTTTTTTTAATCTCATTGATGATCGTTTAAAAAGTATGAAGTACGACGGTAATACAACGCTTCAAACGCACCTTAATTCTATTGTCGGAGCTATTCCCGTATATGGAACGGTTTATAATATTCAAATAGGTAATAGCCCTGTTAGTTATACCGTTGGGGGAATCATTAGTTCAGCTAAAATAATTGCAAATAGCGGTAATGACACGTTAATCGAGGTTAATTTCAAACAGAATATTTACAATCGCAGATTAATACCAACGCTTAACTACACGGCTAGTGATTGGAATAATCATAATGATGTTTGTTACCCCGTAATACGGAGAATCTCAGGAACTAGGATTCACGTAGCATTTAGAGAGGTATCGGGTAATCACCAAAGACTTCATCTTGAAATAATTGCAATCTGATGGCTGAAAAAATTAAAATATTCGAACTAGATATTGATATAGATGCAGCCATTGCTTCTACTTCAGAACTCAAAAAGGAAAGTGAGTTTTTAAAGAAGCAATTGGACGCGCTCAAACGTTCAGGTGATACGAGTAGTGAAACGTATGTACGTCTTGAATCAGCATACAAGGGCGTACGCAAAGAATCTAATTCAGCACAGCAGCAAATCGCTAAAATGATCAGCTTGCAAGGGAAAGAGATTAAAACCGTAGAGCAAGCCAGAAACGCGTTATCTGTAGTTGGTAAAGAGTGGGCCAAGCAAGCAGATTTATACGGTGCCAATTCAAAGGAAGCCGATAAACTCGCCAAAAAGAAACTTGAATTAAGCAATCGTTTAAAAGAACTTGAAGGTAATACAGGTGATACTAGTAGAAGTGTCGGAGGATATACCGAAGCTATCTTAGCAGCACAAAATCAAAACACTTTATTTGCTAAGGCTCAAAGAAACATAAATGAAATTTTAAAAGTTGGTAAGCCTGTATTCGCTGCTTTAAAATTAGAAATTGCTAGTGTAGGTAAAAATTACAAAATACTTACAGCGAGTACACAAGGATATACCAAAGCCCAAAAAGCCGCAGCGATTTCAACGTTTTTAATGAATACAGCTTTAAAAGCTTTTAAAATTGCGTTAGTTGCTACGGGTATAGGTGCTATACTTGTGCTAGTTGGTTCGCTGATCGCATACCTTACAAAAACCCAAAAGGGAGTTGATTTTGTAAGTAAGGCCTTAGCAGGATTAGGGGCGTTCTTTGATGTGATTATTGATAGACTTTCACAATTAGGAGGGGCACTATTGAAATTTATATCTGGTGACTTTGTCGGGGCTTTTAACGATGTGAAGGAAGCAGCTTCAGGATTAGGAGATGAAATTGCGCGCGAAGTAAGATTAGCTTATGAATTAGAAGCAGCCCTTCAGAAATTACGAGATACAGAAATTGGACTTATAACCACACAGGCAGCCAGAAAAAAGCAAATAGCCGAATTGAGGTTATTAGCAAAGGACGAAGCGACATCATTACAAGAACGTGCCAAGCTTTTACAGCAAGCCGGAGACATTGAAAAGAAAATCTTAGATGATGAACTAACACTGGCCAGAGAGAAAGCACGTATTTCACAGCAGCAACTTGATTTAGGTGAGAGTACAGCCGAACAAATACGAGAGAATGCAGAATTACAAGCTAATGTTATAAATCTCGAAACAGAATCCTTACAACGTCGTAAAAGTATTGAAGCAGAAAGACAAGGATTGTTGAAACGTGCAGCATCGGAGCAAGCAGCAGCAGCCAAAGCAACTAGTGCCAGAGCAAAGAAAGAAATTGACGATGCCATAAAAGAAAGTAAGGTAAAGCTTCAAATCTTCATTGAAGAAAATAAAGGCAAAGCCAAAGCATTAGAAGATTCTTTAATCGATGCCGAACGTATACGAGATGAAAAATTAAAAATAAACGAAGAAGAACTCGAAGCTGGTAACAAAACGCAAACCGAAGCGGAACTTGAAAGGCTCAAAATTAAAAACGAGTTTCTTGAAAAACAAAAAGAACTAACAATTGCCTTTGCCGAAGAAGAATTAGCAATTATTAGAAGCTCACACCAAAAGCGCATTGAAGAAAATCAGCTTCTTACCGATGAACTAGTAGCCCAGGAGATTGCAAGGCTCGAAGCTATCGCAGAAGCGGAGCGCGAATATCAGTTAAAAAGATTTCAGGAAGGCGAGATATCGGAGCGACAATATAACGACAATATACGCGCGATAAATGAAGAAAACAGAGCAGCTAAAGCAGAGCAGGAAGAAGAACTAAAACAGCAGAAAGCCGAAGCGGCCGCAATTGATTTAGACAATCAAAGAATACTTGACCAAGAACGCTTAACCTACGATTTAGAATTACAACGTCAATACCTTGAACAGGAAAAACAGGCAGAACTTGACAAAGCAGAAAAGACAGGCGCGGATAAATCTAAAATTGAAGCTAAGTATGCCGCAATTGATAGAGAGATTTCAGCCAAAACGAACGATGCTAAGTTGTCATTGGCTGCAGATGCTTTTAATGGACTTGCTACAATATTAGGTAAATATTCGGATGCCGGTAAAGCTGCCGCAATTGCAGAAACTACAATAACAACTTTTCAAAGTGCGGTAAATTCCTATAATTCACTATCAGGTATCCCGATTGTAGGACCTGTGTTAGGTGGTATAGCAGCAGCGGCTGCCGTTGCATCAGGATTAGCACAGGTTCAAAAGATTAGAAATACTAAAAAGCCCGATGTTCCAAAAGCAGAGAAGGGAGCGTTGTTTGAAATTGGCGGTCAACGTCATTCAAATGGCGGTACTCTTTTTACCGGTGAAGATGGTACTTCCTTTGAAGCGGAGAAAGGCGAACTTATAGGTGTTATGAATCGTAGAGCTGCAAAAATGTTCATGGGGTTCAATAATCAATTCACAGGAAGCAGCACAAGCAAACCGAACTACTTTGCGGATGGTGGTTTTGTATCTCGATCGTTCACGACCAACAGCACAGCAAACAGTTCTCAAAGTGGTAATGTATTAGATATTGATTTACTAGCTAGTAAAATAGCAGATGCAAACAGACAATTACCGGCACCGATTACCGATGTAAGGGATATAATTAATGGAGTAGGTAGTTTTAATAACGTGGTTGATGGGGCAAACATTTAAGATAGTACGTGCATGGAAAAATTATATTTCTGGCAAAATATCAAACCTTGAAAGGTTAAGAGCTAAATCATGCACTACATGTGATCATGCAGTTGTTGGAACTTATGAAAAGTTAATGCCAGATTTTCAGTTAAAAGAGATTCAAGGTTTGAAATGCGGTAAATGTAATTGTCCTTTATCAACCAAATTAAGAAGTGAAACAGATAAATGTCCTTTAGGTAAATGGTAGCATACGAACTGATAAAAAAATTAGAAAAATTACCCTACTACAATAATCTTTTAAAGAGTGGGGTTGTACCTATTAGTTGGGTAGATTATAAAGTCATCTATGAATTCTACCAAAAAGAAATTATTCGATTAATCCGTGGGGGTTTTTCACAAAGCAAAGCCAAAAGACAAGCTAAAACAAATGCTTCCGAAGAATTCAATATAGGAGAAAGTACAGTGTATTGGATTGTGAAAAAGATGAAAAGTTAGTCTTTCAGAATTTTACCAATTTGAGTATCAAAACTATCTTCAAAATTCTTGTAATCATTTGATTCTTTAAGTACATGTTTCTTGAAACCTTCATCAACATTCTTTTCCGAACCTACTTTATAGTAAATAGATAAGCATAAGTAATATAATCCTTTGATCAATTGAAAGATCACGTAAAGAGAGATAGCAAAAACTATTAAAATCAGGATTATCATACGGTAAAATTACAAATTATCTTAGAATATTTAAGCTCGTACGCCTTGTAATTTAGTGATTATGATAGGAGTACTAAATATTCACGGTATTATCGGTGAAATTCCAGATGAAAACGGCAACATAATGCAGCCGAATGTTACCTTTTTAGATGTAGTTCAACAAGTTGAATCGCAAAAAGGGATTACCCAATTAGATGTATTCATTAAATCCCCCGGCGGTTTTGTTGAAGAAGGTGACGACACATATAACTACCTAATTAGCCTTAAACAAAAGGGTGTTAGGATTAGAACTATAGTTGAAGAAGTATGTGCTTCAGCTGCTATCAAAATTTTATTAGCCGGTGACGAAAGATTACTTATTGATCGTCCTGAAATTATGATTCACAACCCATTTGGAGCACCGGGTGAAGGAGATGCCGATGAAATAGAAGCCTATTATAAGGATCTACGAAGAATGGAAAACGGCATTATTGATTTCTATGCTTCTACAACTGGCACTTCAAAAGAAGCAATCAAACCATTAATGAAAAAGGAAACTTTTCTTACTCCAGAGCAAGCAATCGAATTCGGTTTTGCTACTGGTTTCTATACCAAAATACCTTTGAATGCCGTCGCATTTTCAAAAAATTTAATTACTAAATCAAATAAAATGAGCAATACGCTAGACAAAAAAGAAGCTGAAACGCTTGTAGATAAATTACTAAGTGGCTTAAAAAACTTCGGTAAATCTGAGAAGCCTAAAAATTTAAAAGTCATTCAGGATGCCAATGGTACAGAGCTGGAATTCCCAGATTTAGAACCAGACGATACGCCAACGGTTGGAGCTAAAACAACAGCCGATGCAGCTGAATACGTAATGCCAAACGGTGAAACGTATGTTGTTGAAGACGGTGAGTTAAAAGAGATCAAGCCAAAAGAAGAAGAAGCACCTTCAGAGGAAATGGCAGCGCTCGAAGAAAAAATTGAAAATCTAGTTACCGAGTTAGCGGAAAGAGATAATACAATTCAAGCTCTTCAAAAAACTAACAAAGAAAATTCAAAAGCAATTAAAGGATTTGAAACAGAATTTTTGGCTTTGAAAAGATCAATAGGATCGAGCTTTAAACACGAGAAAGGCGAACGCAAAGAACAACACCAAGACCAAAAAAGACAGGTTTGGAAAAAGAAAGACCAGGACTAATCACCCATTGTCTATAAACAACATTCATTAATCAAAAAAGAACAGCATAATGGCTCTATTAGATTTATCGGGTTTAACAATGAACCCAGAAGAAGCAAGTGAAGTATCACAGGCAATATTTGAAGCAACCATAACAGGTGGTGACCTTTCCGAATTTCATGAAATTGAAACCGGTATTACTCATAAACAACAAATTCCATTTATTGGGAATTTAGGTTTAGTGGGTGAAAAAATTACCGGGTGTGATCGTGGTGAAAACCCTGCATCCATTCCAATGACTGAAAAATTCTGGGATCCTGAATTGATAGGAGATAGATTAAAACACTGTGCAGTTGACGTGAATAGCTTATTGAAATTATTCAAGAAAGCAAAACGTGTAAACCCTGATTTCTACGACCGTATAGGAAGTGAAGAATTTGGTGTTATCATCGCTAAACTGGAACAGGCGATGAAGAAAATGAACAACCGTCTTATTTGGTTTGGTGATAAAGCTGCGGCTAATGTCGTTGGTGGTGGTGTAATTACGAATGGTATTGATATAAAATACTTCAATATCATCAACGGTTTGTTTAAGCAAATCTTTACCGAAATTCCTACCACAGCAGACAACTATGTAGCAATTGCAAAGAATGCCGGTGCAAGTTATGCAGCTCAAAAATTAGCGGATGGGGAAGCTTTAGCAACTTTTAGAGCAATGCACAATCAAATGGATTCAAGATTCTTTGAAGCTTTAGAAGATGGTGCGCAACCTGAAATGTTAGTAACCCGTGCATTATGGCAGAACTACCAAGACACTTTAGAGGATAAATCAATTGTGTTCTCACTTGACGAAACAACCGACGGTATCACCAAGAAGTCTTACCGTGGTGTACCTATTAAAGTACGTCATGATTGGGATAACAACATCAAATCCTACCAAGATAACGGAACGAAGCACAACCTTCCACACCGTGCAATCTTAACGGTAAAAGAAAATATTCCTGTAGGAACTGTGAGCACAGAAGATTTGACAAAAATTGAATCTTGGTACGAGAAGAAAGACAAAGCGAATTACATCGATTTTGATCTTATGCTAGATGTTAAGCACCTATTGCCATACATGACAGTAGCTGCTTACTAAGAAGTTTAACCTTTAAAAAATTACAAAAATGGGATGTTTTACGGATAAACTGACAGAAGATATAGTAAACGATTGTGATAATCTTTCGATATCCGGTATTGAATCGGATGTTTTGTTAGTTCCTCATAGTGATTTCAACAAGACCGCAACTACAATCAATGCCACCAATCGTATGTTGGTGGATGATTTAGTTTTAAACGCTGGAACCACAGGATTAAAATTAGAAGGTATCAAACAAACTCAGGGTTATAACTGGGAGTTTGTACCAAGTGAAGAAACAGTTGACAAGTTCAGACATTTGTTTGACGGTATGATTATGACGCCTTCAGCAGCTAACCGATTATCGGCTTCAAAGCTTGCAAAAGGTCAATCATATTTAGTTGTGGTTCACAAACGATACAAAGGAGCAAACAAAGCAGATGCCTTTTTGATTCTTGGATGGGATGCCGGACTATATGTAACCGTTATGACCGAAAATTCACGGGAATCGGATAGCGCAATCAAGTTCACTTTATCATCTAAGGATGATACTTTGGAATATGATATGCCGAGAGTGTTGTTAGAAAGCGATTATGATACTACGCTGACAGCGTTCAATAACAAATTTGCTCAGCCTGCAGTTCCTTAATGGTTCGCGATTGGAGAAATATAGATAAGGTTACCATTTTTAACGGAAAGGATGAAAATGGTAACCGCTATTTATCACAGTTTCTCAAAGATTATCAAAACATTTTTCAACCTGATATGATCAATGCCGGTTGTCAAAGATGTTTGAATGACTACTACAATAATTATATCAAATACGTTTCAAGTATGAAAACCGAAAAAAAAGAATCAGGATTTAAATTAAGAGAAAAGTACAACGGAATTCCTTTGGAGTTCGGTTCAGCGACATTAGTAACCAATGCAAATATTACCGATGAAATAGGTAATAAGCTTTTAAAGGACCATCCAAGAGGTGAGGAACTTTTTGAAGCGATTCCAGAGGAAGAAGAAATTGTTTTAACGCGTATCGAAGTACTCGATAAAATGACACGGGCACAACTGGATGAAACCGCAACAGGTTTAGGACTTAACCCGGATGATTACAAAAACAAAGGACTGATTGCCGAAGCAATCGCGGAAAAAGAAGAAGTTGTTGACGAAGAAGAATAAAACTAAATGAAGAATTTAGCATTTGAATTTATTGAGCTATTTAACAAGCTACCTTTTTTCAATAAGAAAGCAGGAATATATAACAACGGGGTAGATAATAACTACCCCGTTGCTGTAGAGAGCGGAATTAATAATTCTGTTACCGCGCTTACTTGTCGTGACCTTATGAAAGATTATTTGTCCGGTAAAGGTTTTGGGGATGATATAAATAAAATCTTAGTTCACGAAGAAAAGGAAATAACATTATTACAATTCGTCCAGGACATTTCAGAAAGCTACGCAACTCATAAAGGTTTTTATATTCAAGTTAATTACAATGCTGCTTGTGAAATCATTGATGCAGACGTATTACCGTTTACAGATTGTAGGGTAGGAAAGAAGGATGATAATAAATACAATGGTAAAATACTTGTTTGTAAGGATTGGAACGATTCAAAAGCAGAAAAAACAGCTACTAAAATAGATGTATTCAATCCCGATAAAAAAGTAATTCAATATCAAATAGATAAAGCAGAAGGAGTAGATAATTACAACGGTCAAATCTTGTACTACCATGCAAGTAAATATGTATACCCATTAGCACCAATTCATCCTTGTTTATTTGATGCAGAAAGCGAGTATAACGCTAGTGTTTACAAAAAGAATTCCTTAAAAAAAGGATTCTTTGGTAAAACTTTAGTAGTTACAAAACCTCTTGTAGATAACTTGATAAAAGAAAGCGAGCCAAAGGAATATCAACAACAAATTAGCGAACGAGATAAATTCAGAGAAACTATTCAAAGTTTTATCGGAGCTGAAAACGCTGATGGTGTTCTTCATTTAGAAATGGAGTTTGATTCAGATAAAATCGAGGAAGAAATTTTGTTTAAAAATATTGATTCGAATATCGATGATAAGCTTTTTGCACATACTGAAAGCTCAGTGAGTGATAATATAAGAATGTGTTTTAAAAATGTTCCTGCGGCTCTTATTCGTTCAAAAGATGGTGCAATTTTCGGTCAAAGCGGAGAAGCTATAAAGCAAATGAAACTTTTCTATCAAGATCAAACTGCAAATGAGCGATTAATCATAGAACAGAACATCAATAAGATAATGAAGCACTTTGTAAACCCTATAACGGAATTAAAAATAGTGCCATTAATAACCGTTTCAAAAGAAGTTGAAAATGTTGATCAGTAAAGAAGAAATTGCTAAGCATAGAGAGGTTTCAAGATCGGTACGTGATGATAAAATTAATCCATATATCGAAGATGCTGAATATTTGGATTTGAAACCATTATTAGGTGAGAGCCTGTATAATGATCTTATAGCTAATAAGACAGACCTTAAGTACATAAACCTACTAGAACCGAAGAACTACCAACACAACGGCAAAGAATACACGCATAAAGGACTTAATAAAGTAATTAGCCTTTTTGCGTACGCACGCTATGTTTTATTTGGATCTTTTACAGATACCGCGTTTGGTTTTGTTGAGAAATCAAATAATGATTCACAGCCGGTTTCAAATGAATTCAAACGTAACATTTACACAAAGGATAGACAGGCAGCAGTTAGTTATTTAAATGATGTATTGGTATTTATTTCAAGAAATAGAGATGTATACCCAACCTCAAATGGCAGTTGCGGCACTAGAAGTACAGGATTTAGAATTTCAAAAATATCATAATGAGTTTTGCATTTGTAGAAATAGGGATTTCAAAGTTTAGCGTAAACGGGATAGAGTTATATAAAACTTTTATCCCTTACCGCGTGAACGATAGTCAAATAAAAGTGCTTAACATCTATGATTCTAATTATGTACTAGTTCCTGTTACCAATGTATCAGATATAACAGTAGGAGGGTTATCGTACTCCACGGCCACGAATTTAATTAATGCCTTACATGATGTAATTTTCTCACCGGCTATAAGTGGTGATATAAATAATACACAAATTGAAGCGAATAGGCTTGCAATTCAAGAATTACAAAACGGACAAGTGGCTACAGGCCACGAACATGATGACAGGTATTACACAGAAGATGAAATTGATTTAAAACTTCAATCTTTTGTTGATGCAAACAATCTATTATCTGAAGGTGTTGTTGATGGCAGTGATATTAATTTTTTTGATGGCAATGCTAATTTAGCCTTTACCGTAGATGCTAAAGTTTTTATGAATCAAGGTACAAGTATAACCTTTGATAACGGTAAGTTGACTTTAAAAAATACGGATGGTGAAGTTCTTAGTGAAGCAACTATTGAAGCAAAAGAATTATATTATGATACCTTTGATTTTCAAACTGGGATAGCCGATGATCTAAGCGATTTAACTGCTAATGAAAACTTTACTTTGGCTAAAACCATTTCAAATTTATATTTCTTCGTTTCTAAAAAGACAAACGAAGAAAAATTAGCCGGCACTAAAATTTACATAAACGATCTAGGACTATGGTTTGATCTTAGTACGGCCAGTATCACAAACGCCAATTTTGATGCATGGCAAATCACTATTGCAGAAGAAAATTTTGTTGTTAATAGTAATTACAGATTTAATCTTTGGGTTAAGTCTTTAGAAGAATCAGGAATTACACCAGATTTTAAAGGAGATTATAATGTTGCCACCGATACACCAACCCTTACAAATGCAACCGGTGTACTTGGCCATGAATACAGAGTAACAAACGCCACTACCAACGGTACAAACAAAGACTTTGGTAACGGTGATGTATTTTTAAAGGATAATGATATTATTGCTTTTGATGGCTCATTTTGGTTTAAAAAAGTAAACAATAATCAAGATTCTGGAACCGGGGGATCCGGTGTTTCTACAGATGCGGATAATTCTTTGACTTTAGGAGTTGATTTGAAGCCATATTTTAGAGAGCGTACAGCTGATGAAATTAAAACAGCTTACGAGAGTAATATAGACACAAACGCTTTCACCGATGCAGAAAAATCAAAGTTAACAAACATAGCAGAAAACGCCACGGCTGACCAGACAGGCGCAGAAATTGTAACTTCAATAAATACAGAGCTTGGATCTACAACATGGCAACAAGGTGGGGGGCCAGGGGGAGCTTCAGATGCTTCTGCGGTTTCTGTTACCCCTTCGGGAAACTTAACTTCAACTAATGTTGAACAGGCTTTATACGAACTTCAATCAGAAGTTGATGTATTAAATAATGAAGATGCTTCTTCACTCACCACAATTAATGAATATAACACTATTGCTGATTTACCGGTAATTGATGGCGCTTTGATTGATCGTTATGCGTGGGTAAAGGGAGAAGCTAATACAGATAAAAATGGGTTGTACGCAACGATTGACGACGTTTGGACGATGATATATCATTTTGAATCCCGTGACATTCCAATTATAAAAACAGGAATCAATGAGATTGATTTAAGTAGCCCGGATATTAAAGATGGTTTTGAATTCTTATTGACTGGAGAAGAATCAGCAAACGCGAATTATTATTTAACAAATTACATTCCCGTTACGGTTGGTGATCGATTAGTAAAACTGAAATCCAACACTTTTAAATTTTACGACAAGGACAAGAACCCAATACCTAACTCGGACCCCGCTTACCCTGCAAATACTTTTGTTACTCAGATAGCTATAAGACATGAAAATGTTGCATATGTTAGATGGAATGCTTTAATATCGGATAAAAACGTTACTGATTCAATTGTTCATTTTTACAATTCTGTTAGTAATGCAGGCCCTTCGGGATGGTTCCCTTATCATGGTTATGCTCGTGACAATAGTCGATGGACATATGAAAACAACGGTTTGATTTGGCTAAATAGAACTAACAATCTTATTTATTATCGCGATTTCAATTATAATGAATATTATGACGGTACTGGAACTATACAGACAAATGGTTCTTCTACTGGTCTCTTTAGAGTTGAGCCACAAACACCATATTCACATCCTTTAGGAAATAGCTTAGTCACTTTTTTTGATAAATCAGGGGTATTTATTTCATCTCTAAATGCTGCCATCTTTAACACACCAAGTAATTGTTATTACTGTAGTATTTATTTAGCAAGACAATCAGATTTCAAAGCGTTTTTCTTGGTTCAAAATATAAAAGTTGATCCAATCTATTATACAAATGAGAATTCACGTATAAATAAAGAGCAAACAATTAGCAATACCAGTTTTGCACTGCTTGGGGATTCTATAAAAACAGAGAGGGAGAATTACGCTACTAATGTGGCCTTTGCTTCTGTAGCTAGAAACATTTTAAAGATTAGAAACTTTTCTAATGTTTCAAGATCCGGTAAAACGATGAAGAATTTTGCTGATGATATTAATACAGGATATCTACCAACCCCAACCAATAAGAATGTATACATAATTGATTTAGGTACTAATGATTATGGGTTTAATCGTCCAATAGGATCAGTTACGGATACATCGGTTACCGATACGTTTCATGGACATATAAAAAAAATAATTGAAACCATTAGAGGATTTGGAAGCAACAAAACTATTGCGTTTGTTACTCCCACTAAAAGAGAAAACGGAGACAATGAGAATGTTTTAGGAAACACGCTGCGCGATTATGCTGATGCAATTATTGAAGGTTGTATAAATGAGGGAGTTGAATACTATGACATCCACAAACTTGCGGGGCTTAACTTCAATAATCCCGAATTAAAGAATATTTATACGGCTAACACTTCAGATGTACCAGATGGGTTACACCTAAATGATTTAGGTCATAGAACTTTTTTACTTACACACGCAGTTCTTTTTTATAAGCTTCTAATCGAAAAAAATAAAATATCATGACAAATTTTATTCCGACTAATGCAGAAGATTTCAAAAATCCAAAGCCAGAACATTCTAAAATGGTTTGGTCATTGGAGCATGATATTACTATTGATGGGAACGTTGATATGACCGGATGTAAAGGAGTGATTTTCAAAGATGGTGGGGGCACTATAGATTTTGGTACTCATGATGTTTTATTCGACGATGTAGCGTGTTTTGATTTTCCGTATAACCGCAAGGTTATGGACTTTTCAAAGGCTACAATTAACGACAAATCAACTTTTATTTGCGGTGATATTAATCTTGTAAATTTCGGATTGGTTGGAGATGGTAACATAGAAAAAGGTACAGGAACCGACAACCGAAATGTATTTTTACAAGCCCAAAAGATATATAATTCTTCAGGTGGTAACGCGAGAATAGACGGTAAAGGTGTGTTTATGTATTCGCTTGTAGAAACTACCAGGAGTCCAAAAAATATTCCATCAAATTGGTATGTTACCGGTACTGCAACTATGACGCTTGCAACCGATGTAATTGTAGGAGCTTTACCAAACGATTTGGAGAAGTATGATATTATTAATTTTTGGAATACTAAGAATAGTTTTTTAAAAGGTGGTGAGATAGTAGGGGAGTTGAGACACCACGATTTTAGTAAAAGTGTAAGTGAACATAATCACGCAATTTATATTTCTTCGGGCAATGTGAATCTTACTATTGATACTTCTGCCAGAGAGGTAGCCGGGGATTGTATTTATTTCAAATACGCCCCAAACTTCATTCACCTTAACAAAGTCACTGCCGAAAAACTCACTAAAGGTAAATTTATTGATGATGATGGAGTTATTAAAACAGATGATCGATTTAGTTACTCCCAAAAGTTTGATGTATCTCACGAAGCTTTTGATAAAATTAATGGTTTTGTTTTTGGGGGTGGGTCCTATAGTGGTCGCTTTGGATTAGACGTACACGAATATTGGGCAGTTTTTTATGATGGATCTGGTAATTTTATAGGGAGATCATTGGTTAATGAAACCTACAACCGAGTAAATAAGCCCAAGAATTGCAAATACATTGCGCTTGTAATTTACACGCCTAAGAATTGGAACGATTTAAAGGGAACTATTTACGCGCCTGATTACTCAATAGGCACGGTGATAAAATCAAAATCTTTAATTAAAGGATTAAGACAAGGACTTTCTAACCCTGCACCACATACAACGATATCAGGTTGTACTATTTCAGAAATTGGACGTGGATTTCGTGGAGAAAAAGGAAAACCGGGGTATGGATGGGATGTTGAAGATGGAGCACAGAATAATTTTAATATTGATCTCATTTATGTCGTGTTTCATGATAATTTAAACGGTGATATCGTCTTAAAAGGTTGCAGATACATCACGATTAGAAAGTGCAAGTTCTTACAATCCAAGATTCAAGGGTATACACAAAAAAACATTATTTCCATTAATGGAGGGTACAACGTTGTATTCGAAAATAATTTAGTTCAAAATAGAACCCTTATGATGGGCCGCGCTAATGTGGTGACCAATAATGAGCTTAGTGATGTTACACTACATTTCGAGTTAGAAAACGAAGTATTTAAAAATCATTCTAACGCTAAGAACGTGAAGATTGAAACCGGTCATAAATTTCATAAGGATGGCGTTGCGTATATAGAAAAAAGCTCCTTCATATATGATCGTCCGCTAGATAAAAGATCAGTGTTCTATCACCGTTATGGTTTAAATCTCATTTATAGAGATGTTGTTTTTGATTTCATGGGTCAGGAGTTCAATACTACTAACCAAAAACTATCACAGGTAGCAACGGCAAACCCAATGTTGTCAAAGGGTTCAGTGGATAAACTACAAATTTTAAACGTTCACACTAAATCATCACTTAAACACAAAATCGGGCTCGACTGGCCAGTCCAAGATATTAAAAGAATGGTGTGTGATACGTCTTTATTGATTCGCGTTGGATTACCACGTGATTTTAAAATCTCAAACGGTACTACAAATGGATGTTTGCGGTTGATGCTCGATAACTATCCGGACAGCAACCAAGGTGAGTTCACAACGGCTACCATAAAAGATCAAACAATAAACATTGATGATTTAGATTTACTATTGCGTGGTACGCATGCTGTCCAAGTGTTTAAAAAAGACGTTAACATTGTATTCGACAATTGTATTGTTAAAATCAATACAGATAATCCTACCGGCAACATCTTAGACTTGCAACACAATGGTGGTACGCTCATTAAAAATACGAATTTCATTTCTAAAGTACCAGGTTCAAAAATGGACTTGAACAAGTTGAAAGTAAAACCGATTCATCTCGAGAATAATAAATTTTACAATATCGATTTCACACCACGTGATGTTGATGTTGTTTTACAAAATACACCAACTCTTATAACCTTATAATTATGATATTAAAATTCATCCTTGAAAACTTGTTGCTGATACATACAGGAACCCTAATAGCCAGAATTAAATCAAGCTTATTACTTTCTGTTTTTGCTTCACCTTTTGCGATGTTGGGAGATGCTATGTTTAAATGGTTTGAGTTCAACATAGTTTATGTTCAATTTGTTTTCGGAGCAATTATTATTGACCACATATTAGGGAGCTATATACATAAGTTTATTAAAAATGATTTTTCGATTTTAGAAAACATTAAAGGATTAATGATTAAATGTGTTTTGGTGGTGACAGTAGGTTATTTAAACGAAGGCTTTTTACATATACTTGGAAAAGATGGAACATTAGGGATTTACTTAGTAGTTATACTAAAGCTTATGGTTTTTGTATATCCTGCCGGATCAGCATGGACCAATTCTTCAATAATTACAAACGGAAAATTTCCGCCTATTTCATGGACTAAAAGAATAAATCTGTTTAACAAAAATCTTGACATAAAAGATTTTCAAAAAAAAGATGATGAGAATAACATATAAATTCGGTGATCGTAGTCGTAAAAACTTAGAAACATGTCATGAAGATCTACAAAAGGTTTTGAATCTGGCAATATCTCGAAGTAAAGTTGATTTTGGCATTAGTGAAGGTCATAGACCGGTAGAACGTCAATATAGATTGTATTTAAAAGGAGCTTCAAAAATTGATGGTTATAAGAGAAAAGGGAAACACAACTATTTTCCTTCCTTAGCTGCGGATATTTATATATACCATCCTGATAAAACAATGAGAGGTAAAATTGATTACGACGAAGTGCATCTATCTTATGTGTCGGGTGTAATTGATGCATGTGCGGTTGAACTTTACGAATGTGGTAAAATAAAACATTTAATTAGATGGGGTGGTAATTGGGATAGTGACGGAATTATCAAGTTTGATCAATCTTTTCAAGACATGCCACACCATGAAATCATTGAGCCATGAAAACTAGAATCATATTTTTATTAATTATATTTTTAATCTGTTCATGTGGAACCCGTAAACGTGTGATGCAAAAAACAGTTACAGAAATTGAAACTTCAGAAAAAAAAGATGTCAAAAAAGAAGAAGTTATAATAACAGTTTCAAATACTGATATCAAAACCGCTGAAGATAACACCACTTACACACCCGTAGACAACACCAAACCTATGGAGGTTGAAGGAAAGAAATATTATAACGTAGTTATCCAGAAAAAGAAGAAAACGCAAACAGATAGCTCTAAAACGGTTAAAAAAGAAAACCGAATTGAGGAAGATAAAACAGAAACCGATATTAAAAAAAAGGAGCTAAAGAAAGATGTAGCCGTTGACCGCGATAACTCTTTTAGTTTTTGGGATTGGTTTTGGCTACTCCTGGCAATTGCAATAGTTTGGTTGTTGTATTCGAACAGGTTTAAAATACTTAAATTATTTAAACATACTTTTTAAAGCTTCGGTTTGTTTATCTTGGTAAAAGTCTTTCAAATAAGTTTGTGTGGTGGCTAATCTCGAATGACCAAGCAATTTACTTATAACAAGCAAATCAATTTTGTTTTGAACCGCATAATCAGCAAATGAATGTTTGGAGACGTGAAACGTAGTTTCCTTAATTCCGTGATTTTTGCACATGATTCGCCAACTACGATTGACCGCATTGTTAGCAACCTTTATTTTTTGAACTATAGTTTCTTCGTCCTTTGGATCTACCCCCTTTAAAATAGGGAATACATAGGTTTTATCCATTCCTTTATATTTGTCTAAGATGCTAATTACTTTTGGCGTTAAAGGTATATTACGTTTGGATCCATTTAAATTTTTTGATTTATTCATAACATATACAATGTTTGAATCTTCAATGTTGGACCATTTTAAACGGCAAACGTCGCCAAACCTCATCCCGGCATTATAAAAAGCAAAAAGGAACATATCACGTGCCCGAATGATACCGATAAAATGCCGCTCAATTTTCAAGTTTTCTATTTTAAGTATTTCCGAATAAGAAAGAATTTCTTTATTACTATTTACTCGCTTAATGGTATATGTATCGAATGGGTTTTTATCAATTAACCCATCTTTTAAAGCTTCCTTGACAACTATTTTTAAGGTGCTCATGTTTGAAGCAACGGTATTTTGCTTATTTCCTTTATCAAACATATACCGTTCAAATCTTAATAAAAAATCTGGTGTTAATTCAGAATAATGAATATTCTCGTTAAAACCTTTAATCTTCTTTAAATGGCCATCTCTAGTATTTGCAGTGCTTATCTTACCCTTATTGCGAATCCTATTATTTGAACGTTGAAAAAATTCATAAAACGTTATTTCCTTACCTTTTAGTCCATTTTTTTTGTAATCCCTCCAGAGGGAAACAATTTTTTTTGACCCTAAATCAGAATATTGATTTGCAAAACTTTGAAATTCTAGTAAAAAATTAGATAGTTTACCATTTAATTGATCTTCTAACGGATGTTTACAAATAATTGACTTCTTAAAATTCCACTGTTTTTTTTGAATTGTGATTCCAGTAGCTATATATTGCGGTACTCTATCAATGATTAATCTTAGTCGTATAGCCTGTGAACCGTCTCTTTTCTTGTAATCGTTAAGCGTATAATCTAAAGTCATAATTTGAAAACAATTAGTAAACAA